TTCCACACCTACACCAGTTGTAGAAGTTCCAGCAGATAAACCTCAACCTACCTTTACTGTCGGTGGAATCAATATTAATTTACCTGACCCTTCTCTTGTTGCTACGGCTGGTGCTGTCGCAGTAGTCACAACTGCTGCGACAATTGCATCTACAACTGCACTTAATGCATTAAAAAATGCTGCTGAACCTTTAATTAAGGAAGCAACAAAAAACAAATTCAAAATTAAAATTAAACAAGTAAAACCTGTTCTACATTATGTTCTTGCAGAGGGAGGACATATTGATGTATTTGAATACTCAGCAGATGGAACTCGTCTTGTAGAACAAGTTACAAATGTAGAACAGTACATTCGTGACCAAGTTGAAATCAATGCTCTTTATGAAATTGATAATAAAATTATTATTGATGATGTGATAAAAGACAAATTCACAAAAGAAGGCAAAGAAAGATTTAAGTCTCTCTTTGCACCCGCCAAAAAGATTGCTAAAAAACTATCTGCAAGATTATCTTTTTAAAAGTCTAAGTTTGAAATAATCCAAGTAATAATTGCTGCTGGTATGTAAGCAATTATACTATACACGGAATCAAGAAGAAAATTATTAAATCTTGATTCTTTTTTTTCTTGCTTCTTTTTTTCCTCAGACTTTTGTACTGTTTGAGTCATTTTTTTTCCTCAGATGAAAAGCAGCATCACCAAGAAATGAACCTACGGCAAGAGTTAAAACTTTAGCATATACATCCCTACTTGTACTTTCAAGTTCCACTTGCCCTTCTGTTTTAATAGCAACAGATTCCACAGCAGAAATCATAAGTGCTGCCCAGATAATAATAAAAAGTCTAACGACATTAAAGTAAATCATTTTTTTCTAATTTCTTTAAGAACATCAAAATTCTTATCTTTTGTACCTCCATCATATGCAAGAGCATATCCTTCATTAATCATCTGATTATTCAAAGAAGTTTCTTGTCCATTGATAAACAAATGTCCAATAATACGTCCATACTTCTCAGTACTATCTGGAAGTTCGGTCTTAATAATAATATCTTTAGCACCTTCAAGTTTTTTCTTCAACCACTCTTTTGATTCGAGACCCATTGCTTTCTCTTTGAGGTCAGTTGTTCTACTTTCTGGAGTATCAACCCCAGCCAAGCGAATACGTTTTTCTAAACTTATATCAAATCCCAAATCTATCGACGCATCTATAGTATCGCCATCAACTACTCTTGCTACAGACTTAATTCTGTAAATATATGGGTCTCTATTCATCAGAATGGTAATTTAAACTTCTCAGTATTTAGTTTAGGAATAGGTAATTTTTCAAATGCTTTATTAACTTGAGTCTCAACAACCTTTCCAACAAACTGTTCTGGATTGTTTAGAATTGCTTCTGCTTTTTTATATGTTACATAAGCACCATAACAAAGTGCTCCACTAATGGTCAGACTCGTTGCTGACAGAATGAGTGCCAGATGTTTCATCTTTCATTTCCTCGTGTGCTAATTTTAATATGTAGTAAATTACATATAAAGTAAAGATAAGACCACAACTTAAAAGTATGGTTACTCCCCAAGGAAACTCACTCATCCCAACATCCTTCCTGTTTGTGTATCCATACTTTTAAGTCTTTTACATATTTTCTTAAGATTTCTTGTTGCTGTAAGTGCCATTCATCTCCAGTTTCAAACCACATCATTGTGTGATTATCTATGGCTTTGAGTATATTATGGATGGGAGCGTTCCACTTTTCTCTGTGGGGAGTATTCCATTCTCTTGGCATTTGTATTCAACTGTATAAAGTTGCCCTTTGTGAATAAAATCAATTGAACATAAATTTGTTCCGATCATTACGTTACCAGCAATAAGAATTTCAAGTAACATTACTTCTTTTTACCCCCATTTTTTGCCTTCTTGGCAGTAGCATTACCTTGATTTTGTTTAGATCCATTAGATCCTTTCTTACCTTTATTTGGAGATTTGGACATTAGGTTCCTGTGCGAGGTTGAACTTGGCCTTCTAAAACTTCAACTCTTTCTTCAAGAGAAGGTTCTGAAGTAAAATCTTCAGGTACTGGTGGTTCTGGTGGTGCCTCCACTACCACCTCTTCTCTACGTGGCTCTTCTTTTTTCTCATCATCTTCACCACCTTTCTTCATTGTGTTAATACCAAATGTGGCAGCAGATGCAGTAAAAACAGTTGCAATAAAAGTGGGGTCCATCTTAGATAGAGCACCTGCATAACTTGCAGTAAGAAGAGCTGCAGACCAACTCAAGATGGCAATACGAATAACTTGTCCCATACATTTCTCTTTTTTAGTGTTTTCCATTTATCCTTAGTTTGAGGTTAACCTTTTTTCCAAGCTTCACCTTCTGCTTTTCTTCTACGTGCTAATCCTGCTTCTACATTTGAACCAGGATTTCTATAGAGATAAAGCGCATCGGGAACCATGTCCCACTCTTTATTCTTCAAGCGTTTAGTAATAGTATTAAAGTTATCACCACCGTAAAAACCGGCACCAAGATTATAAGCAAAGCTGAGCAGAGCGCCTCTTTTTCCATCAGACATTTCATTCCAGTGTGGGATTTTACGAAGTGCAGGCAGAAACTCATTCTTGCACTGCTCAATAAGAAGTGCATCTGCTTCTGCTTGGGTTAGAGTATCACCAAGTTTGAAATGTGATCCATCCTTCTTGCGAGTAGAACCCCAACCAATTGTGATTGGAAGTCCACCAGTCAAAGGATCAGGATATGCTTTTAAATGACATCCTTCAAACTCTTTGATTAACTTAATACCCATCTGAGGAACATCATCACCACCTGTTACAGGAGCTGCAGCAGCGGGTGCGGATGCTGGTGCAGCACTAGACTTTTTTCCTCTATAAATTTCTGCCCAATCAATATTATCCTCTAGATACTTAACTGGGAGGTTATCTTCCAACCACTGCACTGCTTTGACATGGTTAGGATTCTTCTCGTCATAAAACTTGAAGAAGTTATGTAGATCGATTCTTGCCATTGTTGTCTCCGAAATAACGTTGATAAAGTTCGTTTGCTTCTATATGCTTACCATTATTTGTAAGATCTTTTATCACTTTAAGCATTTTTGCTTTAAATCTAGTCGAAGATTCTGCCCCATCCATCGTTGCCTCCTGGACACCAACGGTGCTTAAGAACTGCTTTGGTGTAAATTGTTTTCTTACCGTTAGTCACAGGACCAGTATAGTTATCATTTAATGAACCATATGGGTCATTGACATAGTAACCTTTACCGTCTGGTGTCTTACCAATCACAACACACATATGCCCACCAGTAGGTGCAGAAAGAGAACCCCTATGGAGTATGCCAATAACAACGGGCTTCCCAGCGTCCAGACTTTTATCGATATCAGCAAAAGATAAATTGTAACTAAAGTGTGACTTAACACCATAACCTGCCAGAACCTTCGTCTGTACGGCATGGTCAGTTGTATCACCAATTGCGAACACTTTCTTAACGTATTCATCGTCGCCTTTGATGCTACCTGGTTTGAGGAAAGCAAGGCACATAGCACAAGATGACGAGTTGCAAGTTCTATGTGCATCTCTGTAGTTATCTACTTGATTAAAGTATGGAACATTCAGAACTGCTGGTGTAGGTGGTTTGGTTCTGAAAATTCCAATCCAATCAGTTTCCGCATCATCAAGAAATTGAGCAGGTAAATTATCCTCCAACCACTGTACTGCTGCCACATGGTTCTGATTACCATCATCATAAAATTTAAAAAAGTTATGAAGATCTAGTGTCATTTCTTTATTTTAGATGCAACTACAATATTTATTAATAAGAGTATTCCTCAATCTTATCTAAAACTTTATTAAGATACTGATGTGCCAACCATTTTGGATCATATCCAGATTTATTCATCCATTCTTTATCCAAATTATTCTTTATTTTAAGAACTTCACACTTTATAATATCTTTGGTCAGTTGTCCTCTTGGCATGACATAAAAAAAACTCTGCTCAATATTTAGAGCAGAGTTAAGTATTATTTCTTATTGTTTCAAACGAGTTCGAGTTCCAACACAGAAGAGCGAATATAGTTCAGAACATTCTCTGGAGTAGTCTGCTCATAAGGATCGGTGTCTGCATTGTCCCGCTGACCATCCTCAACAAATAGTTTTTGGATGATTCCATTATCAACAACTGCAGCATAACGCCAAGAGCGACTACCGAAACCAAGGTTAGACTTAGTAACGAGCATACCCATGGAACGTGTGAAATATGCGTTACCGTCAGGGACAAGTTTTACATTCTTGATGTTCTGGTCTTGTGCCCAAGCATTCATCACAAACCCATCATTAACAGAGATGCAGTAAATATCGTCGATGCCAAGACTACGAAAGTCATCGTATTTCTCTTCGAATCCAGGTAACTGATAGGCACTGCAAGTAGGAGTGAAAGCACCAGGCAAACTAAACAGGACCACACGCTTTCCATTGAAAAGTTCCGAAGTTGTACGATTTACAAACTCTCCGTTCTCACGAAATACAAACTCAACTTGGGGAACTTCATATTGTTCTTTACGCATTTTAACCTCCATCAAAACACACCAGGAATAATTTGACCGGTGGCAAGGTAAGAACCAGCAGCAGCAACAAAACCAATCATTGCAAACCAACCATTAATACGTTCTGCTTTTTCAGTAAAGATTTTGTTCATTGTTTTTCTCCTTTATTTTACTTTAGAATAGATAGATGTTTCACCATAATCACGATGAATTTTATAACCAACAACCGCACCCTTAGTATTCATAAGTGCAGGCATAAAAACAATTGTGAAAAATACTGCTGGTGCTCCAATAATAAGAGCAGCAACAATCACATAATAAGTCAACAGTTCAACTAGAGAGTGTTCCATTATAAGGATGTTTTTGTTTTAGTTCAGGATTTGGTTGTGAAGGAACAACTGGGTTCCTTGATTTGTTTTTAATTACAATAAAGGCATCGTTTTGATAACTTACAGTTCCAAATGGTTTTGCCCACTTTGGATTTGCTTCTGGACTAGTAGGTGTTCCAGTAACTGCTACCCCACCAATTTCAACTGAGATGTCATCATCTTTATCCCACCCAAGGGTTTCAAGAGCAATCGCAAATTGCCCAAGCATTCCAGCACTCACAGATTTTCCTCTTGTTCGGTAAGAATAACACAATCGCTAGCGGGATAAGCAACACAGGTTAAAATAAACCCATCTTCCATTTGTTCATCATCAAGGAATGATTGGTCACTATTGTCTACCTGACCACTGATAAGTTTACCAGCACAGGTAGAACAAGCACCAGAACGACAGGAATAAGGAAGGTCAATATCTGCTTCTTCAGCAGCTTCAAGAATATATTCATCGTCAGTACACTGAAAAGTACTTTCAGTGCCATCAGGAGAACGAAGAGTGATGTTGTAAGTTTTCATAAAAATCAGTAAGTTTCGCAAACTTTCTCAACAGAATAGCACAGGAGCACCAGAAACGCAACCCCTGTAATTGTCCAAAGTGTTTCAATCATCAGAAGATACCGAAGAAGAAGTTGCCAGTGATAGCATAAGAAATAACGCCAGCAACAAAACCGACCATTGCCCAACGTCCATTAGTACGCTCCTTTACTTGATTAGGGGTGAGCATACCGTAGTTTTCGTAGTACATAGTAGGCTCCTTGGCAAACATATTCTGCTGTCCAAGTTCATTTGTCGTTACAGTCATTGTAAATTCGTTAAGAATTGTTACACAATTATATAGCAAAAATAAAAGGGCGTCAAGCCCCTTTGTCATGATATTCTGACACTGATAAGTATAAATGCTTACTATTTTTCTTCAAATCCGGGTGGAAGAGTTCCATAGTAAGGATTATAATCAAACATTGAATTCCAATCCTCTACATTAATTGCATCAACTTTCCAAAAATTCCAAAGACTTTCATGAGTACTTTTGTGAAATGTATCAATATGATCAGTATGTATTGAAGACCCCAATTCAATTTTATACAAAAATAAAGGAATTGCAAAAGTATTACCAGAATTATAAATTAAATCATCAGCAACCGCTCTAGGTTTAACTCCATTATCAATTTTATATTTGTCTCCACGTACATGAAGATCTACTAACTTCTGTGCATGATGACGTGTAATTAAATAACAAGCAGTAGAAAAGTCATTCACAAATCTTCGATGAAGAGACGCATGAACAGGAGTTGTGCTGATAATTGCAAGTTGAACTACATCATAAGCATAAGGAATCTTTGCATAAAAATCTTTCCAAGTAAAAGGCCAATACTGAACTGTACTTAAATCACAATCATCTTCCATGATCAATGCACATGGATAATCAGTATTTTCTAAAAAATATCGAATTGCTTTTAAATGTGATGTAGTACATCCAACTTCTCCAGATGACATCATATCAGGGTATCGTCCTTTTAAAATGTCCCCAAGATCATTTCCATCTCTACCATCGTAAGCAGAAATGCGGGTATAATTTTCAATTTCCCAATACTTAAATTGTTCTTCCATATATTGTGCTCTATCTGTTTGAGCATCAATGTTAATATAAAAAATTGGAGGAAGTCCTTTGAGTTTATATACTGCTTTATTTTTGTCCATTATTAATAAGAATGTATGGAAATGTAGGGGTTTAAATATTGTATTTTTATTTAATGATGTACATAACAATCAATACCAAGTTTCTTTAAGTGTGCTGTATATACTGCTCGCTCTTTTTGTTTTGCAATTATTCCCTGCTCTCCCTCATGATACCACATTCGTTCATGCCATTCAACATGCATTTCAACAATATTTTTATAATAATCAGATTCTATAATGCGTGGAAGAACTATAAATTCAGACCCTTCAATATCACACTTTATATAAATTTCAGCATCTGGATCTTCTGAACATATGCTCTCAAGTATATCTTCAATTGCAACACATTCGACATCATATTGAACAGTATCAAATAGCACACCATTTCCAATGTCGATGACTGGATTTGTGTCTAATGCATTGGAACCTGTTGTATATCCCTCCCAATACTCACTCTTTTCTTGGTCCTTCCAAGCACCACGATGACAGTTGAATGTAACGACGCCGTTTTCGTCCATCACAGCTTTATTATAAAACTCTAAGGACTTATAGTTTTCTCTAATCTTATCAGCAACTTCTTTTGCCTTTTCCTGAATCAAGATGTTTGGTTCATAAGAATAGACTTTCCATTCTTTATCTATTCCCAACCTTTTTGTAAACTCTTGCAGTCCTTCTAACTTATGGGCACCAAGATCCAAAAAGTGTTTCATTGTAAAATGTCCTCTATAATTTGATTAAAAACGTTAGTTTTATTTACCAATGGATCATTATAATCTCTCCAGTTAGAATGCCAATTAGTAGCAGCACGATAATGTAAAAACTTACCGTCTAAATGTAACTCAAAATTGTACCCACATGTAACTTGGTCATTTTGAATCTCAATATCATTAAAATGAGTAGGATAAAGTGGAAACTCTTTATCAGTTTTTTTCATTTCAATATTATTTTTCTTAAAGTAATAATAAGTATATCCACCAACATCCGTCATTTCACCTTCAACAATACCTTCAGAAAAATCAATATTTAAATCGGTTATTTTAGGCATGTTAAAAAACATAATACCATTCCACATATATGTAACTACTCCTCGTTTTTGGGGGAGTCCAGCAATAATAGCATTACTCATATAGTCTTTAATATCAAAATCATCAATAAGAAATAAATCAGAATCACAAAAGAAAACAATATCATTTCTATGATTCTCTTTGATAAGAGTGTCATAAGTCCATTGAACTGTATCAGCACATGCTTGTGCTGGATTCATTTGAACTGTTCTTTCTGGTTTTTTATAATACTCAATATTTCTCAGTTCACATATTTCTTTAAACTGAGATGAAATATTTTCATCGATAGAGTCATCAACTACATGAAACTGATAGTCATTCTTCAAAAACTTTTTAAAAAGTTGGTCTTGAAGAACAACAAAATCAGGACGGTTAACGACAGAAGTAAAAATGTGAATCATAAGTGCGATGCAATCCAATCTTCAAGTTTCATTGTAGGTTCCCAACCAAAAGTTTTACGAAGTTTTTGATTGTTAGCAAGAGTTACTCTTGCTTCACCTGGACGAGGAATAATATTTACAGATTGGTGATTAATCATTCTAGCGATTTGATTAATAGAATGATTTGTTCCCGTTCCAACATTATAAACCTGACCAAATGCTTCTGAATCTGGATTAGAGATTGCAGCCATAATATTCGCCTTCACAACATCGCCAACGTAAGTAAAGTCACGACGTTGGTTTCCATCTCCAACGATGGTTAAAGGTTCTCCTGCCGCCTTCTGGCGAAGGAAAATACCAATCACAGGAGCATACTGTCCACGCAAAGGTTGACGCTCACCATAAACATTAAAGTAACGGAAGCAAACAGTTGGAAGACCATAAAGACTAGTATACATCTTACATAGTTTTTCACCATTTACTTTTGAAACTGAATAAGGATTCAGGCAATCGTCAGGTTGCGTTTCAATATTTGGCGTTTCATTCATTCCATATGCAGAGGAAGTAGAGGAATACATTACACGATTAACTCCTGCTTCACGAGCACATTGAAGAACCGTACAAGTACCAACTGAATTGATACTAACTGCCTCAATCGGATTCAAAATTGCAGGTTGGATACGTGCTTCTGCTGCAATATGAAACACATAATCAACTCCATCATAAAGTGGACGTGTATTTTGATAGTCGCGGATATCGTACTTATAGTTTTGTGCTTTATCATTCCAGTAGAACTGATCGTGAGCATCAGAATACTCATTGTCGATCACAACAACTTCATGACCCATTTCAAGAAGACGGTCTACAAGGTTTGATCCAATAAATCCAGCACCACCAGTAACTAAACTTTTCATACAATTTTTAAAGGATGATATGTACTTGGAGCCCCGTTTAAATCGGGAACACCTTGCAACCTAGCAAGGTCGTATTTAACACTGTCAAAAAATCTTTGTGAATCACTTACATGGATTCCAACATCAGTTACTTTACAAGTAGTAACCGCTTCGTTATATCCATTTTGTTTAAAAAATGGATCATTAACAGAGTATATATTAAAATATTTTTGAACCTCAGCAAATCCAGGATCTTGATTGTATCCAATAATTTCAGAGGCATGATGAGATATTCTCTGACACATTCTAACATAATCTTTCGTCAAGTACAAGATAGAATGTCCACCCAACATATTATAAACACGAACTATCTGATCATCAACAATATCATAATGAACAAATGGTCCTGAGAAAGAAAAATATCGTGCCCACTGAGAAGTCCCCAAATAAACTGCATCAGCATCATCGGGAACTTCTATAACTGGTTTAAAGTTATGCAGAAGGCAATCATCCTCAAATAATATAAATGGAGCATCAATTTCAGATAACCCATTATAATGAGCACCAGCACATCCAGCAGGAGGATTATGTGGTTTATATGCACCCTCTGTACGAATTATAGTTTCAAAACCACATTCTTTAAGTAGGTTTTGCATTTGCTCACTTTTTTCAGTATGCTGTTTAAGATTCATATAAACAGCAGGGACTTTTCTCAAATCAATTTTCATACTGGATATTGACCCATTTCGATTTTTTCTTGATTAAAAGAACTTTCCTTTTTTAAAGCAACTATCTTTGGTTCAAAAGGATATTGTGGATGACCCATAAGTTCTTCTGGGAACATATAACTAGGAGACAAAGCGGTTGGTGGATTTTCGTTGAAATATTTGTTTAAGTGACTTTCATCATGCCACTTTGCAATGATCCCATTTTTCTCATCTTGATTGACTCTTTCCGCAATAGTTTTTGCCATCTCTAAAAAAGTAGATGACTTTCCACCAACAAAAGCTGCCGCATAATACTTATCATGGTTTTCATCAGCAACATATGCTGTCGATTGCTTCCTTTTTTCATATGGATACACCTGTTTAGATTCCAAGATCTTATATGGATGCAATACACCAACTAAATTCTGTAATACTTCCTCCCCAACGGTATCAACAATACCAACATCAGCATCAAACAAATAAAGATAATCAAAATCTTTTAGATATTCGGATTCTGAATTGATGTAGTTATATTTTTTAAGTGCTGGTTCTGGCCAAGGTTTATGACCTATTTGCGAAACTTTCACATTATCAGAAGTTTCAACTTCATGATCTGTAAAAAGAACACATTGAATCTCATGCCCATTTAAAAAGTTTTTTTCAACATCATCAAGAAGCCGCTCAACAAACTGCAAATATTTGTTTGTTGCAATAGTTAAAATGCAGATTTTCATTTGACCAGAACCATTAAACGATTATCTAGAATGTCATCATCAGTTCCAACCTGAGCACCATGGATTCTCAGTGGATGTTGTAATGCCATTAGTTCTAAGTATTGATATCCAACTAATGTAGACATCCACTGTCTAAACTGAGGTATTTCATCATTTTTAATATCTTCAATGATATAGATTCCACCATTCTTCAATTTATGAATTGAGTTTTCAAAGAAGATTTTATTTGCTTCAAAAGTATGCAAACCATCCTCGATCATAATATCAAATTCAACTTCATACAAATCTGGATGATACCAAAGATCTTCAATCATATGAGGATTAGTTTGGTCAACAAGATATGTTTTAATGCGTTGATAGTCGTGAATTAAAGAGTTAGGATCGATATCTGCACCATACAACTCGGCTTTTGAAAAGTAATCCCTGAATCCCAAAAGTGAACATCCAGGTGCCAATGCTATATCTCCATTATGAATAGAGAGACCTAGTTCAAAAAGATTAATGTTTTCATCTTTTACCGAAGAAAAAACATGGTCATAAAAAGTTGAGTAATTATGATTATCACCTTTATCAGATCCATACGATGTGAATATTTCACAAAGTTTTGTTGGTTTCTCATATAAGTGATCATCATTATATGATTTTACTTTTTCAATGATATCATCAAAATATTTAACGACTCCTACTGATTCTCTTTTTTTATTTTTGATGTAAAGAGCATCTCCCCATTTATATTCATCACTAGGCCAATAAGTTTCAACTCTTTCAAATTTATATTCTGCAAGATAATCATCAAGATCTTCAACTAGTGGATTACCTTCATATAGTTCGCCACGATTTACTTCACAGTAAATATAATCAATATTTTTTAATGTCTCAGACGCACCTTTAAAAACTTCAAGTTCATATCCTTGGACATCAACATTCATAAAGTTGGCACCACGGAGGTTATAACTATCAAGGAGTTCAACTTCAACTTCTTCGGTTCCATCAAAAGTAACATCTGGGTGATGTTCTAAATGTTCTTTTGGTTTTAAGATTGAACTACTTTCCCCCTGATTGCTACTCAGATACATGGTAGCAGTTCCTTTTTTACTACCAAGAGCAACTTGATGTCCATTAATATCAGCATTTACATTTTGAAGACGCTGAGAAAGAACATCAAAGTTTTTAGATAAAGGTTCAAAGACGGTAATTTTTTGAATACCATTATTAACATATTCCTGTATTTCTTCACCATAGTGAGCACCAACATGAACAATCCCTTTGATGTTCATGTTATATTTTTTAAATAGATTAGTAAAGTTAATCAGCATACTATTCTCGCAATTGTATTAAGACAACCATCCCAGGTTAAATGTTTTTCGTATATCTCTTGTCCATAATCAATCATATTTTGATATTCTCCACTCTCCAACAAAGCATCAACTTTTTCAGGGATGGTTTCAATCTCATCTTCTTTGATCAATAGACACATTTTATCCCATTGAATATATTCAGTGAACGGGAGCCAAAACTCATCGCTAATATAGATTGGGATACATTGCATTTGGATTGCTTCATACATTCTAAATGAAGCAGGACCAAATCCCCTAGGGGAAAGTGCAAATACAGAATTATATAGAATATATCTAAAAGTCTCTGTTTGATTATAATCAAGGTTAACGGCAAATTTATAATCTGGTAGATGAGATAAAAGTTGGTTCATTTTAGCCCTTAATGGATGTGTATCTCTACCAGCGTATCCAACCTTATATTCTCTCACTTCTCTTGGAGCACCACCATGAGGATCACAAAGAAGTGGAATAGGTTCATAAACAGAGTTTTTACCGATAGGAGAACTAAAACTTCCTGATGAAGCAAAGATTCGACAGTTATCAATCGGAACTAATGTTCCACCATCATACTGAACAACTGTAAAAAACTTTTCATTGGGATGTTTTTCTGTGAGATTCTGGCAAAAATCAATCAAAGGTTGTGCATTTTGACCATACTCTCCACCTGGATTAACATGCCAAGAAGTCCATTGAATAGGAATGTAGATGTAGTCAGAAACTAACTCTTCTTTTGTTTTAAAAAATGAATACGCTCTCTCCTCAATCATAGGACTAAATCCTTGATGTGGAGGATATTGAACTGGCATTTCTGGAAGAAACTCCTGAGGAACTTCTGCAATTCTAATCATAGTTGTGCCATCAAACTTTTGTGATATTCTAAAGAGTCTGTATTTCTATTTCCAGATGAATGAGAATAGCTATTACTTCTCGTTGTATGATTATACCATAAGTTGTCAACAACTTCAATGGTATTTCCTTTTTTTAACCAGTTATAACAAAATACTACGGCATCTGCTTCAAAATATGGATAGCTTGAATCTTCAAAAACTTCTTTCATAGACTCAATATAATCATCACGATGAACAAAGAAGTTTCCAGTATTAATTAACCAACAAAACTCTTCCCAATATTGGGATGCAAATAATCTTTTAGGTTCAGAAGAATCTATTACTTTTACATCAAAATCATACTTAATTATTCTACCATTTAAACTAGAATCTAAACCGTCATCAACTAAGTGAAGTTGCGATGGAGAATAGTATCTACCTCTCTGTGGTGATATATTTTTTACTATTTCTAACGAGTTATCAAAAAAATAGTTATCACTATCCAAAAGGTATACCCACTCATTTGATGATTTTGAAACTGCAAGGTACTTATTTTTAAATGCACCTAGATTTGTATCATTTCTATAAACTTTAATTTTAGGATGATCTGATTCTATTTGACGGTCGGAACAGTCATCATGAATGATGATCTCAGAAACAAAATCGGACCTCAATGGAAGTTCCAAAACTTTTTCTAAGTATTTTTCATTATTATAATAAGGTATAGCAACAGTAATCATGATAGATCAATAATTTTTTGGTGATAATATACTGCAGATGCCATCGAGTTATCGCCACAACTATTCCAATAACTGTCAGATCTACACCTATGATAATATTCCATTCCTGGAACTACTTTATAATATCCATCATTTTTCATCCAATGATATGAAAATGCAATACTGCAAGCATATGCTGGTTCATTCTTATCATTGAATCCAGATTCAAGTCTTTCAAGATATTTTTCACGATTAAATACAAAATTTCCAGTATTTAAAAACCAATCAATATACTTAGTTTTTTTGATCAAAGCATCTTGTGCCTCATCAATACCAATCTTTTCATACTTAAAATTGTAAACAACTTCATCATAATATCCAGTATGGTCATAAACCATGAGTTTTTGAGGAATATAGCAAATATCTGGATCTGGATTTTCTATTGATTGAATAATATCAAGAGTATTTTCTGCTGGATGATTGTCACTATCCAAAAGATAAATCCACTCAGATGTAGAATTTTTTACAGCAGTATACTTATTTCTAAATCCACCAAGATTTACTTCGTTTCTGAATAATTTAATCTTATTAGTATTCAGAGTAGAAACAATCTCATTCAGTTTTTCCCATTCTTCTTTTGTAGATCTATCATCATTTACAACAATCTCTTTGATAAGATCACTATCCAAAGAAAGTTTAACTGCTTCTTCAAAATAACGGGAAGTATTATAAAATGGTATTGCTAGAGTTATATTGTTCATGATTTTATCTTTTCCTTTTATAAGTAAACTTATTTAGATCTACCTCATCCAGTGCTTTAGTATCACATCCGTTTCCAATGTAGTAAAATCCACCATAATTGCTTGCAAGAGATTGCAAAGCAAACTCCTCAACACAAGCATCAAAAACAAAGAGTTCATTCATAATATCTTGATTATCACCAAAGAAACTTATAATATTTTCACAAGTATCTCTACCAAAACACATTCCTTCATGCATAGAATGTGCAAAACTCATATTATTTTCTTCAATATATTGATATAATTTTGTGCAACTAAACTTTGGCCACCACCACATATTCACAGCATCTCCTTCCAACAAAACTCTTTCTGGAAGTTTAGAATGTTCAAACCACTCAACATGGAAGTTACCCCTATTCTTACAGTAGTTTCCTGCTGGATAAAAATTTGGTTCTCCAAAATCAACATCAATAGATTTAGCAACTCTTTCATCAACAATATGATCTAATATTTGTGAAGTAGAAGTCAGTTTCTTACAAAAGAACTCTCTTGAAGACATGACTAAGAAATAATCAAAATCATAATTATTCAATGCATGAGACATGTTACAGGCAATGCCATGCATCAATGATCCATGAAATGGTTTTTTATTTAATGGTTCTGGAAAAACTTCAACATCTGGTATATTTTTGTCACTCATCTGTTCAAACATAAAGTCATTACAGTTAAGTATTATTTTCTTTTTTAAAGAAACATACTCATTAATGTTTTCTATTTGTTTCATTAAATATTCAGATTTTTCATGAACATTTATTGAAATAATAATATCATATTTCATTTTAAAAAATCAGTAATATTTTGTTTATCTATATTATGAGAATTTAAAGCTTTATCATCGATTAGAACATCATAGTGCATTTTTCCCATCACAAGTTGATGATACTTAACTCCCCAAGACTTAAGTTGATCATTTGTTTGATTATACAACTTACTATAAATCTCAATAATATTTCCTGCAAATTGAGTCATTCCTCTTGCAGTGTATATTACAATTCTATAACCATCATCGTGTAATGAATTAATCAATTCTATTATTTCTTTATAGGGTTGGCAATATAAGTATTTTTTTGGACCCAGATCTTCATATCCTTCAGGTCTAAAACAAATTACATCATCCAAATCAAACGCAATAATCTTTTGTCTGTTCATTTAATAATTTTAGTTTAGAAGTTATTCTCCTCTGTATTAATTTATCAGCGTTTGGAAAATGTATTTTTACTTTTTCTTTAAACTCTATATCTGATAAAACATAATGGCAGCAGGTTATGATAATTTGATCTTTAGAGACTCGATTTACATCCGGTATCCATTTTTTCCATTTACCAGAAGTATAGCATATTTTGTAAAGAACATCAAATAAAGAACTCCCTTTACACTGCTCCAAATAAAATTCAGATTCAATTTGTCCAAATTCCGGAGCAATATTAATAGCATCAAGTCCCGATGCATATCGAGTTTCAACATCAAATGAATCAATTAAATAATCACCATTGTGTTCTTTACTCATCAAACCAAAGTTTTTTACCACTTCAATAAAGTTAAGAAGTCTCCCATTATTGAAGTTACCAGTATTTGTTCGTGTCGATAAGTCAAGTCTTGTTCCAGACTGAACCACAGCATATTTGATCTGAGCAAACTCCTCTTCAGATAAAAAAACCTTTAAGCAAGTAAGAAACCAACTTAAGTCTTCTGGTTCATATTTAAATATTGCCTCCTCTGTTCCGACCTCATAAAAAATATTTGGATTTTTTGAGTAACAAATTTTTATATAAGTTACAGTTTTTTCTGCTGCTTCATAGATTGAATTTGAATCTTTAAACGGATCAATATGAATTAAATTAAGATATTTACAATCATCTAAAAAAGACTGTATACCATCATCTACTTCTAGACCTTGTTTTGGTCCACCATGATCTCTACACAACAATACAGCTTTTTTATTGAAGTAGTTTGAAAAACTTTTTGTGTCCCACCCATTCACATAACCACCACAATAATCCACTTGGCGTCTAGATGGTATCAAACCAATAAGATGCTTTTGACTATGTTTAACTACACAATCAACCACATTCTTACTCATTGGTCCAATATAATACTTTGGAAATATCATTTAGATAACGCAAGGAATAAATTATACTTTCCAAAATAATATAAGAACATATCAAGAGGGTGCTCATGAAGTGGAGACATATTAATCCAAATTAAAGCAGTCAATATTTCAATGCCATTGAAGTTAATATCATTCTCTTCACAGAATTTTTGAAGAATGCCTTTACAATCAATCAAAGACTTTTTAACGTGGACATCGCAGGTAATACCCTTAGAAAAATCAATCTCAAAATAGTTATTATATAACATATCATGATTCAATACTAAGTTATGATTTAACTTAGCAAGATCATAGTTCATATCACCAGACTCAATTATACCATTAAAGTCTTGTCTCCAATCAATTAATGTGAATGACTCTGATGTTAAAATATTGTCTAGAATAAAATCACCGTGAAATCCTGTCGGAACCTTACCAATAATTTCTTTAAAATCAATTTGAGAGACCAAATCTTTGATTCTTGGAACTTCAATGCCATTGATAAAATCAACCTCATCAGATAGGTTGTGTTTATCCAAAAACTTTTCAATTCGAAGTAAAGTTTTATCTTTATAAAAAGACAAAGCATTATCATAAAAGTTTTCTTGTTCCTTTGAAACCCATAGGTTTTCTTTTGCCCAGTTCAGTAACTTAGAAAACTTAATACGGTTTACGGTATCCGATAGCAAGTCTGCAACAACATACTCATACTTATAAAAGTTTTCTGTGCTGTCTAAAAGATTAGGAGTCAGTCCACTTAAACTTTTACTTCTAAGAACTCTATCATAGCAAATCTTTTTGTTGTGGAAGAACTTAATTACAAAGTCTTTGAATACAAAGATATTTTCATCTTCCTTATCCAAAACTTGGATAGTTCCTTTTATCTTAGAGCGAGTTCTCTTGAGTGCATCAATGTTTCCAATATCATACCACTCATCAAGAGAAACAACAAAAAAATCTTTCATCTTACGAATGACATGGCAATCACTCAGGTCACTAGTTTTCACTGACTTCAAGATACCTTTACAAGCCTTCCAGAATGATTGATAGTCCTTAAATCCAGAGACGCCGACATAAACATAATCAAAGTTTTGCTCACCCTTTTCATTGATGGATGATATCTTTCCATTCAAACAGTTAAGAGTTCTATATGATTGACTATTATCTCCAACTCCACCTATTGACCAATTTGTAGAGAAATCGATGTTGGAAATGTAGTTTTTTGGAAGTATAGTATCACAAGCATGAAAAACAAATGGACACTGCAAATGCTCCTCGCATAAGGAAATAGAGTAAAGTAAACTACTCCCTTCACCCATATAGTTGTCTACTTCAACGAAAGTGATATTACGATCTGAATGTGCAAGAGACAGATATTGTTTAACATGAGATCCATAGTGCCCAAGAGTTACAACAAACTCTACATCTTCTGGATAGGATTCAATAATGTGAGAGATGACCGCTTTATCACCAACTCTTACTAAACTTTTATTAGTAAACTTAGATAGATTTCCAAGTCTAGAACCAAGTCCACTAGTTGTTAAAAGAACCTTATAGTCTACCATATTTGTCCTCCAATCTAACAATGTCATCTTCACCAAAATAATATCCTAACTGAACCTCAATAAAAATCAAATCTTCTTCACCAATATTCGTAACTTGATGTGCTGCCTCAACGGGAATTATAATGATATCCCCAACTGTATTTTTAGTTAAAACATCATTAACTTTAACTTCTGCATTGCCTTTTACAATAATCCATACTTCACTTCTCTTGAAGTGATATTGATAACTAGGTGATTCACCAGGTTTAATGACGATTTTTTTAACTTTCGTATATTCTTCGTCTAAAAGATTTGTATACGAACCCCAAGGTTTTAATTCCATATTATTTTCCAATTTTCTAACTTTGGCAAAAGTAACATATTTAAAAATGGATTATTACAATTTGGTCCATCACATTTACGGTGCGATTCTTTTCTAGCGTAAGCATGAAGATGAACTTTAAAATGATCAAGCAGATTCGCTGCTTGCAAATGATATACAAATAAAGAAACTGTATTTTCTATAAGGTGAATATCATCAGAGTTTTCAAGTATTTTCAATATATCTACCAGGTTTGGAGAGATATTGTGTAGATTGACAACCTTTGAATGCTTTACGTACTTTCTATATATAAGGTTTTCACCATAGTCACATACAACAGAATAAGGTTCTTTCAATTCTAAACTATTAAACAAATTATTTTCCAAATCCTCTTTTCTAGAAAAAAAAAAATATTTGTTTTTAATGATTGGATCAATACCTAGTTTCAAATAAAAGTTATCAGAGTTTGATGCTGGACCAGAATGAACATAGTTTTCAAGTGGATTTTCCGTGGACCAATAACTACGACTCAATACCTTGGGATGCCACTCATTAAATCTCGTATCAATAACATCATAATTTGCATTACAGATACTCTCAAACTGATGGTCCATAATTGTTTCAATTTTTGGATCATCACCATATAACAAGTTCACAAAGTTTTTACGTGTCTCATTATACTCCAAAACTAAGTAAACTTTTTTATAATGATATTGCTGAATCAGATATCTAACTAGACCATTAATACTCACCCAATCACCAAAAGCATCATAATGCCTTACAAATATAGTTTTCATAAAGATGCTGGATAGTCTGTACAAACAGCAAAGGGAATTCCATTTAATGGTTGAACTATATCTTCACTGGTTATTAATGGAATAATTACATTTTCATCAATCTTCATTGAAAGATCATGTAACCAGATTTTTCCAGTTGTTGTATAAGTAAAAGGATCATTAGTATGGCAGAATGAATGATATGCCCAACATTCAACTGCTGCTTCAATATTCTTGCAATGCAACCACAAGTAGTCTCTACGCTTATCTAACCAGTTATGATCAATCTTATATTGAGGTTCATCATGTCCCAACCATAGTTCACCATCGATTGAACGAACATCAATCTCTACGTGATATCCATTACCAATCGCACAATCAATATAACTTGGTCGGTTTTCTTTTTCAGGTATAGGACCACGAATGTTTCCGCGATGAGATATGATTATCACAGTTCTTCAATCCTCAATGCTTTATCTTCAATAAACAAATCATAAAATGGTTTATCTGCTCTTAACTCATGATACTTTGCACCCCACTCAGCAAGTTGTTGACGTGTAAGTTCTGTCCAATCAATTTGCTTTCTGGAACCACGAGCAGTCCAATAAACTATTGTATGACCTTCATCATAAAGTTTATTGATCTTATCTATGTTCTCCTGGATAGGTTGTGCCTTTGTATAGTCATGAGTTGTACCAAAGTCAACAGAGGTTTCCCGATGACAGATAGTTTCATCAATATCAACATAAATGACTTTCATTGATACATATTTCTCCGATAATTTTCATTTGGGCAGGTATCAACATCAGCGACTTCTTGTTTAGTCAGAAACTTAACTCCACCCAAGAGTTTTGCTCCTACAAAAATATCAGCAGATTTTTCACACATTAAAGTTGCAGCAGCGCAATCTTTTTTAGATGCAGATGCTGTGATTATACCATGGTTTTGAAGAAGAATCAACTTTGGGAAAAATCCTTCACGCTCAACAAAAGTAGATACATGTTTTTCAACCAGTTTTAGAATTGCCTCTCCTGGAGGTGCATAAGGAACTACACAAGACTTAGTTCCGTTTCTTACAATCTGGTCAGGAAACCATCTGTGTTCTGCAAAATCATAAAGAACGGGTGGTTCTGAACAAAGTATTTTGGTGGTATGTGGTGGATGAGTATGAGCAATAAAGTTCACTTCTGGAAAGGTCTTCATAATCCAAGCGTGAAATGAAGTTTCAATACTTGGCTTTTTATGAAGTAATTCTATTTGTGCTCCATTGGTATTACACAAGGTCAGATCTTCTTCTGATAGTGTATAAAGACTTGTTCCACTTGCTTTGATTAGAAAAGTATTTTCATTCACTCTTACTGAAACATTACCCTCACCACATATGGTGTAATCACTAATCTCTCTTGCTAATTCTAGTATTTCTTCCATATTTTTAAATTAAACTATTTAATATATAACTTCCCAATTATCCAATTTTGGGTTCAATAACATATTTAAAAAATGAGGGTTAGTTTTATAATCTCTTTTCATTTCTTTTCTAGCATATGCATGAAGTTTTATTGGTACTTTTTTCATCCTAGCACTAATTTGCATAAAATAAATGAACAAAGCAACTGAATTTTCTATTAAATGTACCTCCTTTGCATTCTCAACTACTTTCAATATATCTAAGTATTTTTCTGATAAATTATGTAAATTTACAGTCACATCTTTCTCATTTAAATATTTTCTGTCTATTAAATTTTCAACAGGATTTGATGTTTGATCTTCAATATTATATTGACTACTATACTCACAAATTGCCACATAATCAGAATTAATATTCAAACTATCAAACAGTTTATTTTCATCTTCATACAATCTATGAAACATAAAATTTTTATATTTTATATCATGTGGCATTCCATTGCAATTATAAAACCAATAAGAACAATTATCATATTCTAAAAGTGCTTGTTTGTATTTTCCCCCAAAAGAAATATTATGAAATCCAAATTCTTTCCCAATTAATGATGGAGTTCCAATATCATCATGAGCATAAAAAACTTTTCCAGGAAGGTGTTTATCTAAAAATTGAGATACAGAAATATGATGGTTATTTACGTTATCCACACGATAAACTAAACTAATAAAGTCAAATGTATTTTCATCGATAGAAAGACCAAAAAACTTTTTATCTTCTATATGACAATTTAAAAAATAATCATAAGACACTGGATTTATTGTATCATCATGTGCATACATCAATTCTATAAAACTAATAAAATTCCAATGACATAAAATAATTACCTTATCATAATATATTGAAAAAAAATTTATCAATCCATTAGTAGAAAATAAACTCCCATAATCATAATAAGTGGAAACATAAAGAATTTTCATGGTATTTCTTTTGTAAACAATATCAACTTATTTAGATCTACCTTCCAAGGTGAGTTTAATCCACCAGAGATTGATAATGCACCATCACTTTCTACACTTTCTTCTACCTTTTCAACAAACTCAGTATCATTGAAGTAATGAAGTTGTGTGTGTATCATTGAATACTCAAAGCGCGTATTAATATCAAAGAACAAAGGGCTGTTGATTGAAATGACCTTGGTTTCTGGTGGTGAAAAGATTACATTACACATACCACCACCGATAGGACCAGCAACATACTTTGCGGAGTTGAACAGTCCAATCTTCTCTTTCATGGTCATATTCTCACAAAAGACCTCTTCATATCCGTAGGACTTGAAGAGTTCTACAACTTCATCCTCGTTTACACAACGACGACGCTCCGTATAGTTCGTACCGATATTTTCAAAGTTATTATGCAACCAAGTTCTGCGTGAGATATAAATCTTTTCTGGTCCTTGATAGTCACTCTTCATGCGGTTGATAATATCAAATACTCCTGAATGTGGTGGAGTGTTTGATAACCCATTGTGAGTCAACGAAGAACCAACCACAACCGTATTATATAAGGTATCTGGATTAAGAAATACCACATCCTTTCGACCCACTCCTAAGAGTTCCAAGCACTCCCACACGAAGGGATACAAGTCGTCTTTACCCTCAGGAGGACTTACAAGAAGTTTCAGGTCTGGGTGAATCTCTTTCTCATTGAAGTATGAATAGAGGTAGGGTAGAGTATCATAGATGAAGTGATAATAGTTCGCCATATTATACACAAAGTAGAATACAGGAACCGAGCAAAAGTTCTTAAAGTGAAATGGATGATCCACTTCATACGCCATCGTTTCTTCATAAACTGTACCACGCCCAAGAGACATAAAAATCTCTCTAGTGGGAAGAGTAAGTTTTTGAGTTTGATGAGAGTAAATGAGTGGTTGTGGATAATGCTTTGAGAGACCAGTAAACTGAACTGAAAAGAAGTATGCAACTTCTATATCTCTACCATTCTCATCTTTTTCTTTGATCAGTCTTGTTCTTCCAGAGTTCCAGTATCCAATCTTCATATATTATAGATTCAATAGGGAGCACAATTAAAAAAGTTTTTATTATATGCGACAATATTGCACCATCTCCATAAATCATTACGATCTTCTATTGGAGTAAGATTTCCATAGTCTTCAAAGAACATATATCTAAAATCAACAAATCCATATTTTTCAAGATAAGAAAGCATAATTTCTAAATTATCACCAACTTCTTTTTGTCCAGGACCATATTCAAATTGAATAATTTTTACTTTATTTAAGTATTCTCCAAATCCACGAAAAACCTTAGTTTCCATACACTCAACATCTATCTTTAAAAAATCTATCTCTTCAATTTGGTTTTCCTTACAGTACTCATCACCTCTTCGTAACTCACACTTTACTGGTTCTCCAGTAGAATGAGGTCTCTCTACAAAAGAATAAGTACTAGTCCAAAAATCAAAAAAAGTATTTTCATCACTCAAACCAAAACAGTTAAAAAACGATTTTTGGTTGTTGTTTGGAAGTTGTTGCAGTTCACTTAAATATTGTGGATATGGTTCAAAATAATGAACTTCTCCACCAGTTTGAACATAAGGAGAATCATTATAGGAACCAACATCAAAAATTACTTCAACTTTATCAGTAATCTTATTAAAAAAATTAACTTCAGATTCTAAAATACAATCCATTTTATCAAATTAGTATAGTATAATTATAGCACACTTTATTCCAAAATATTCCAGTCTCCAGACTGTCTCATTTTTTCGTAGTCAAAAAACTTTGGTATTTTCATTCGAGCATATTTGTGAAGATATATTTTAGGACCTTTTAATTTTCCCGAAAAATATAAAAAGTAACAAAGAACTCCATATAAACTATCATAAAGATGTATTTCTTTAGAGTTTTCAAGTATTTTCATCATATCAATTATTTTCGTTGATTTATCATTAAGATAAACTAGTGGGTAATTTGGAATAGAAAGATCCATACCCTCGACAAAATGAATTACAGAATAATCTTTTTCTGTAACTAAATTTTTATATTGCAGATCCTCATCATCATTATTTCTAATAATTTCAAAATAATCAAAAGCAATAGAATGATCTAATCCAGATAAAGTATAAAATGCAATTCTTTCATCAAACACTGGATCAACTTTATCAAGTTCTTTGATTCTTAACTTTTCAGATAAATCAAACTTCTTTAATATCTCACAATTTTTTTGTTGGATACTAGTTTTTGGAATTTCATTATGAATATTCATTCTTAAACAAGCCTGCTCAAAGTTCCAACAATTTTGATGTCCATGCTCACCTGGAAGTCCTTCATTTAAGAAAAGATAGTTATCATCAAAAAGTTTTTTGGCAAGATGATCTATATCAGAACTAGATGTTCCATCTGGACATGAAATAAAAAATAAGTCAAAATCTGGATACAAAGATTCCAAAAATTCCCGTTGATGAGGAAGACAAATTAATGAAACTGATTTATATTTTTGCTTGTAATATCTAACCATCCCAACATGTTGAAGAAGGTCTGTCCACCCCCAATACAACATCATTGCCGCATCAATATCTTTTTCAGGTGGTAAAATAGTCATTTTGATACTCATAAGGATGCCATTCAACTTTGTTAAAGAACCTCCGCCAATACTGATAAGTCTTTAAATCATTTGGAGTTCCCCAACAAATATAATTGTCTATCTCAAAGTTTTTAACTTTATATCCCAATGAAATTGCTTCATTGAGCATACTATCGACATAAAACTCACCGTTAGTTCTTACATCATTTTCATATAATGATTTCAAAGAACTAAAGAACACTTCTCTAGAACGGAAAAACATCGTTCCAGTAATTGCAAACTCTTTTACTGGATCTGTTCCAGTAAACTTTTTAACGTCTACACGACTTACATTCCCATCTTCATCACATTGAACCCAAGAGTATGCTTCTGGTTGTAAATGACTTGTATAGTTGTTTCTGTAAGTCCATACTATTATATCATTTTCTTCGTCATTTACCAACTCCAAAAACTTATCAGCATCATAAAACACACCATTATCACAGGCAGAAATTAAGATAGACGAGTCTGGATCACATACATTAACTATACGCTCAGTCGTACATGCCTGACCCTCCAATACATCATCAATCCAAACAGTGTTCTGACCAGGAGATTGATGACCCTTCAAACAAGCGTAGATAATATCATCAGTCTTTGGTAAGCATCGGACTGCTTGATCAACCATATTCTTTCCATTGATTGGAATGAATGGTTTTGGTTGCTCATATCCTTCTTTTGAAAAACGACTTCCTGCTCCCGCCATCGGAAGTGCAAGAGTGCAGTTTTCTAACTTAACTTCTTTCTGTCCCTTGAGTGCTTTACGATAATAGTTTGACCAACTATTATAAACATCAAGATCAAAAGGAGTTCCCCACTGGAGCATGTAGGGAATCTCATAAACTCGGTTATCTAAACCATCACGAATGAGTAAGTTGTAAACAAGACTTACATAATACTCACCGTTGATGTTGAGGTCTTCATCCATCAACTGCTTAAAGTATTTCTTAACGTAACTTCCTTTCTTGAAGTAGTACGTCCCAGTAGAAGCAAACTCAGACATCTTATCGTCTGTAAATGGTTGCTTCTCACGTATTTCTAATATCTTATTATCTTCATCAGTTTTACAGAAAGCATAGTTATCACTACCCAACATATGTGGGTGAAAACCAGTGTAGCAAACTACGCATCCATCACATTCAGTTTCATCGACAAAAGATTTAAAATGTCTATAGTCCCAATACATTGAGAAGTCACAGTAATTGACAATGACTTGCTCTTCATCAGCAATGAGTTCATCAAATTCAGACACAGAAAATACTGGACCTTTTTTATGCCTAGGTATTGTGACTATTGACTTCTTCTCAACTAGTTTATCTAAAATATCATCAATATTTGTTTCTTCTTTATGTTTATCATTAATAATAAATATAAATTCAGAATCTTTTGGATAAAGATTTACAATATGTTCAATGACTTTCCTACCATCAACTTCTATAAGATATTTTGGTATAGTATACCCGGCATTAGCAAATCTGTTGCTCATGCCAGACATTGGAATAACAATTTTCATATCTAAAGTTTTTTTAGTATTTATTGATGTCTAGAAGGATCGATTGTATAAGGAGAATTGAAATATTCAATACACAAACCTTTATCATATACATTTTGAGTTACTGATGGTTCAAATGCAATTGGATACAAACCATTCCAAAGTTTATTCATTTCTATGCAATACTTATATGTTTGAGTATAAGCATCCATAGAAATTCTATTTCCATAAACAATAGCATCAGAAACCCAAGGAGCATCAATTATTTCTGGAAGTCTCCAATCACCAGGTCCGTTGTAAATTGTGGGTTTTGATCTATCAATCAAAAAAGATGTAGAATTATTCCAAGGTATAACTGAAAAAAGTTTATATTCTTCACTGACTTGTATATTTGGTAAAGAGTCCGTAATAATATCAGAACGGTATTTCATATAAGCATCATACTCAAAGTTATTATCATCAGCATAATGAGTTGCTAGTTCAAATACATTTCTATCATTAAAGAACATTGACATTTGATTATAAGGTAGCGGTTCATTAGTACCACTATTCATATTGATAAAAGTATCAATGTAATCTTGTGGAATCAAATATGGACAAATATATTCCCCCCTTAACCACTTTGAAAGACTATTAAGTGCTTTGTTGTGGTATTCATCCCTTTCGCCATTGATGGAAATGAACAAATCAACATCATAAGAACTCAACTCCAACAATGGAATCAAACAATTCTCATAACACTTGATTCTTCCAGAGATTAGAACTGCAACTCTCATATTACAATCCAATTAGGCAAATACAAATCGCTGATATCTTTTGTAGCATCAGGTCCAGCAAACCAAATACTAGGGGCAACTGTGTTCTTACTCTTTGCTAACCAAGCACCCCACCAAGAGAATGATGAGTTAGCAATAATATGATAAGTACATAGAGATTGTAGACATAGATCAACGCCTGTATTGTTACCCTCGGCAAAAATGAATCGATCTCCTTGAAACATTTCTTGTTCTTTACACCACTCAATACCATCAGAAAACACCATTACTGGAATATCATCTGGCATATGAGACAGACCTTGAGCATAATATTCAAGTGTTTGAACAGGATGATGTGGATACTTCAGATAATCTCCTCTGCGAAGATGAATTGCAATCACTTCAGTTTCGTCAAAATTTGATTTAAAAGCTTCTTCTGTTGGTTGACGAATATCATCTACAAATGTAAATGCTTCACGAATCTGCTTTTCAATGTGTTTGAAATACTTTTCAGTCTGAAAGTACCCATATAAACTGATATTATCTGGGCAGTTATCCCAAAGATTTGGATCTAAACCAAATCTAGATTCCTGAACTCTCGGAAAGTTACTAACTCTTCTTGGTGCATCAGGAATCTTAAAACATTCAAAAATTGTAATATCTGAACTAACAACATTAGGATCTCTAGTTGCTACAACTGCTCTTGGAGGTAAGCAATACTCATACCCATGTCTTTGAGCCAGACCACGAAGACCAGTATATTGAAACATCTGGTTTCCAAGTCTTCCCAGATTTCCTAGATCATCATTTGCAAGCATTTTCTTTATACCATTGATAAGTTTTTTCAATCCCCTCACGAAGAGAGATCTTTGGTTCCCAACCAAGTGCTTTAATTCGATTGACGTTCATCACTTTACGGGGAGTTCCATTTGGTTTAGTGAAATCCCAGTTAATATCTCGATCATAACCAACAACATCAGCAATAATATTTGCAAGTTCCCAAATTCTAACATCCTCACCTGTTCCAACGTTGATATGTTCTGATTCTTCATACTTCTGCATACAGACGTAACACGCTTCTGCTAAGTCATCAACGTGCAGAAACTCACGCATCGCAGAACCATCACCCCAAAGTTTGACTTCCCAGTGCTTGCTATGGTCTAGAGCAGCGTGGAACTTTGCAATCATAGCAGGAAGAACGTGAGAGGTCTCCAAATCAAAGTTATCATTTGGACCATAAAGGTTCGTAGGCATCAGAGAAATAGCATTAAACCCGTGCTGCTGACGGTATGCCTGGCACATCATAACACCAGCAATCTTAGCAATCGCATAAGCATCATTAGTTGGTTCCAAAGGACCAGTCATCAACTGGTCTTCAGTGATTGGTTGAGTTGCAAACTTAGGATAGATGCAAGAAGAACCGAGAAATAAAAGTTTTTTAACATTAAAACGATGAGCAGACTCAATAATATTAGTCTGAATACGGAGATTTTCAGTTAAGAAATCTGCCTTATAGTTATTGTTTGCCATAATGCCACCAACTTTAGCAGCAGCAACAAAAACATACTCAGGTCTACTAAGTCTAAAAAAAGTATCAGTCTCATCATCATCTGTAAAATCTACAACTTGACGAGTTCCTTTAATAATGTATGTGTAACCTTTACTTTCAAGGTTTCTAACGATTGCTGATCCAACCATTCCGTTGGCACCAGCAACTAATACTCTAGAATCACTGTCCATAAATGCACATATCCTCAACAAGTTGTTCAAAGGAAATTTTAGGTTCCCAACCTAATTTTTCCTTTGCCTTAGTGGCATCACCCAATAAAGTCTCTACTTCAGCAGGTCGAAAATATTTAGGACTTACTTTAATAACGGTTCTTTTGGTAAGTTTATCAATACCAACTTCATCAATACCTTCACCTTCCCATACAATACTCATTCCAAAGTATGGTGCTGCTGCCTCAACGAACTCACGAACAGAATATTGTTCTCCTGTAGCAATCACATAATCATCAGGTTCATCTTGCTGAAGCATCAACCACATCGCTTCTACAAAGTCCTTAGCGTGTCCCCAGTCACGTTTTGCGTTCAAATTCCCGAGATATAATATGTCTTGTTGCCCAGTTGAAATAGATGATAATCCGCGAGTGATTTTTCTTGTGACAAAAGTTTCTCCTCTTCTAGGGGATTCGTGATTGAAAAGAATTCCAGAACTTGCATGTAGTCCATATGACTCTCTGTAGTTTTTGACGATCCAGTATCCATAAACTTTTGCAACTCCGTAAGGTGAACGAGGATAAAAAGGTGTTGTTTCTTTCTGTGGAATTTCTTGAACCTTACCAAACATCTCAGAAGTAGATGCCTGATAGATCCTAGTTTTATTCTCCATACCCAGAAGACGAACTGCTTCAAGAATACGAAGAGTTCCCAATCCATCAGTTTGACCAGTATACTCAGGCATTTCAAAAGAAACTTTGACATGACTTTGAGCACCAAGATTATATATTTCGTCAGGTTGAACTTGCTGAATAACTCTTACAAGATTTGTAGAATCTGTTAAGTCCCCATAATGTAGTTTAATATCATTGTAAATATGATCAATTCTATGAGTATTAATTTGAGAGGCACGACGAATAATACCGTGAACTTCATACCCCTTCTCTAAGAGAAGTTCGCCAAGGTAAGATCCGTCTTGACCAGTAATACCTGTAATTAATGCTATTTTCATAAGCAAAGTACTTTTTACTATTATACTAAAAAAGGTGAGTTTATGCAACCCACCTCTAGTAACTCAGGCTCGCCACTTATTTTTTATCTAGAAATAAGAAACTAGGCGGGGTTTCCCCATCCACACCAGTCGGCATATTTTATGTCCAATCCGACGAGGACAAAATGGGTCATTGACTCCACCACCTAATTTACAAACAAATTAGGAAAGGATAATTGAATTAATTTTGGAACTTCTATTACAGCATAAAAAGCACACAATACTAAAATATCCCAAAATTTATACTTGATAGCAAAAGGAACTACAAAAACGTTTCCAATACATTTGACAAGTAATCCAACTTTTGGATCTCCCCATAAAAGGATAAAATATCCCGACAAGAGGAGAATATTTCCAATGTATCTTAATACATCAGACTTTTTCATAAAGGGGTTGCTCCCGACCAGTGCGCTTTTATAGTCATCCCGAGACTATATTCCCTAAACAACTTCAACAGATTCAAGATCACTTTCCAAATATTCCATTAACATTTCATAATCATCAAGTGGTTCTCCAGAAAAAACAACTCCTTCATTTTGATAATAACGAAAAACCTTTTTATAAAGTTTCGGATTCTTTACATCAAGGTAGATTTCTCCATTAGCAGCAGAACGAAGAGTGCTAACATCTTTCTTGAATTTTTCGATCAGAGACATTTTAGTTTTTGAATTACTCAGATATTATAAAAGTTTGACCTTATTTAGTCAAGTGTGCCAGTGAAGTAACTGGCAAGTCCGGATACTTGGATTTGAACCAAGATTTTTCCACTTCCCAAAAGTGGTGCCATGACCAAGTTAGGCGATATCCGGTTAAAGTTGCAATTCACCAGAATGGACTGCTGCGTGGCAACAAGCACATAATAACACACATCCCTGTATTTCGTCAAGTATTCTTTGCCTATTCCATCCCCTCATAGAAGCAAATGCTTTATCTTTAATAGAAGGATCTAAATGATGGACGTGTAAAGCAGAACGATATTTATTAAAACCACAAGAAGAACATCCACCACCCATTTGTTCTATGACAAACTCTCTTTTTTTAATTCCCAACTCTGTAGTATATTTATTATGACATTTGCCACAAACTCTTTTTTTATGACCGTAAAATTTCGATGGGTCAGTTTCCCCACAATGACCACATTTATGTATTTTTTTAACATTATTAATAGAAGTGTAGTTAGATTTTAATCCATATTTTTTAGACCAATATCTAACAGTAGTTAAACATTTACCAGTTTTTTTGGAAATATCATTCATAGACATTCCATTAGAAAGCATTTCAAATAATTCTTGTTTATTCATATAGATTAGGTTAGTATAATATTATTTATAAAAAACCTAAACTATATACTACTTCTCGTACCTATTGTCAAGCAACTGTTATTGTCAATGTACCACCTTTTGAAAATATTGGTGCATAAAAACTATCATAGTTGTAAATCAAACTATATTTATTTGTATAAAGTGGGTAAGATTTACCATTCATATTATCCCATATAATACCACCATTAACATCAGTATATAATGTATCATTCCAAATATCTAAACTTAATCCAGAAGTTGGATGTTGTCCAGGTGGAGTTGTAGATCTCCATGTTACATAATTAACTCCACTACCACTATATCTATTTACACTATTTACAGTAAATAAAGAGGGAAGATTTGGAATCGAAGCAGATATAGTGAACCCAGTAGCAGCATTTACTGCAGTTGTACCTTCAACTGAAAACGTTACAGTCCATGCACTACCATCAGTTATTGCAGTACCTGTCCCAAGGGCCATTGTTACTGTTTTGATCGCCATATTTCTTTATTTTTTGTCTATATTATGTATAAAAGCAATTCCCATTATAGGAAGAACAATTATACCAAATCCACAAAGTCCTAACCAAATTGGACTTGATGCAAGTGCTTCTACAGTGTGAAAAATCATCTTCCTCTCCAGTTTTTATATTCATAGTAAAAGTATTGGTCTACTTCATCCAAACCACTCAGAGGTGCGTGAACATCCCAGTAAGACCATTCAATACAAAACTGCCTAATGTTCATATCATTCACTGCAGTTTTTACTCCATACATTCTCGAAAATGCAGATGTGGCAAAGTTATATTTTTGTCTAATGTGCGGTTCCATTTCCCTTATAGTCTTCGGAATCATAGTATCCTCCTCGTGTTCCGAAATAGAGTGTAGATAATACAAAAGGAATTGCTACAAATAACAGTGCTTTACCTAACATGGTGTCCTCCAAACATATAACGCATACCGTTCAGGATTTTTGCCCCGAATGATCCGAGATTGCGAGAATTAAATCTTTCAAATAGTGCCGTAGTAATAACAGGAGCGGGAACCCCCAAGTCCACAGCGGCAGAAACAGTCCAACGACCCTCACCGCTATCGGATACGCCTCCAGAGAACTGTTTAAGGCTACCATCCCTGCGTAGCACATCAGCAGTAAGATCGAGTAACCAACTGCCAACCACGCTACCGCGACGCCATAACTCAGCCACCTCAGCAACATCAATATCATAACAATAACTTTCTGGGTCTGCCATCGGCGCAACTTCAGCATCTCCTTCTCTGACATACTGTGCTCCGTTATTGGCATTCTTGAGAATATTGAATCCTTCAGCATATGCTTGCATAATGCCATACTCAATTCCATTATGAACCATCTTCACAAAGTGTCCTGCACCTGGACCACCACAATGTAACCAACCAAATTCTGCAGAGGTTACGTCCGAGTCAAATTGAGTCCTTGGGGCAGCGGTGATTCCTGGAGAGAGGGCATCAAAAATGCGCGAACAAGTGGCGACCGCAGTATTTCCGCCACCAACCATAAGACAGTATCCACGATCCAAACCATAAACACCGCCGCTAGTACCACAATCAATATATTGGATACCAAGTTTTGCCAGACGTTCTGCTCTTTTCCTACTGTCTTTAAAATTGCTATTGCCATGATCAATAATAATATCTCCTTCACTACAATATCGTAGTAACTCATTGATTGTCTCCTCTACAGTTTCGGCAGGAACAACCATCTGAAAAATTCCTGGTTGAGATCTACCATTTTTATTTTGCTTAACTACTTTAACAAGATTTTCAATAGTAGTTGAAATTCCATCCAGATATCCCTTTTCGTATGCTTCATTTGCTTTTTCATAATTTCTCCGATAACCCCAGACTTCTATTCCTGCTTTCATCATACGGCGAGACATACCTTCGCCCATTCTTCCAAGTCCAATTAGTCCTACTTTCATATAATCTCCTAATTCGGATATGCGTGATTAAGTCCCCAATAGATCCATAATCCAATAGTGGAACAATATATAATAGTTAGTGCAACAAGTGTTTTAGTCATCTTCTTCGTCCTCGTAACTAGAAGGTTCTTCAAATAATTCGTCTATCTTTTGTTGTAAAACTCTTTTTTGGAGTTGTTCAATGTCCTCTTCGGTGATTCTTAACACAAGTAACGGATCTCCTGCTTTAACATCGTTCATTTCTGGGTGCTTCACTTTTGGATTTTTTGAATATCCATGATGAGCATTCATAATCATCCAACCTTGAAAAAACATAGAAACAGCGATCACCAAAAGAACAAACCAAGGAACTAGAAAGATTAGTTCAGAGTAATTTTGAGCCATGGTAGTAATGGCGGAATTACACCTACAAGTCTCAACAGTCCCTCAGCAAATAAAGCAAGAACCACCCAACCGACGCACATACTAATGATAGAAGCATTGCGGTTGTGTCGTCGTATTGCTGCATCGATCATCTCCTGTACTTCAGAACGAGTTACATAATCATCGTCAAATGGTTCCATCATTTTTCATCTCCAAGAAACTTTGCAAGAGGATCTCTTCGGGTTTTGACTATTTCAACTGCTCTCTTATAGAACATATTATCCATGTTCCCAGAAGATTCGAAGGTCTCCTTGATCTTCACCCAATTATCGTAGGTGTGCTGATCCATAGGGTTTAGGTTGAATACTACTAGTTATGCTAGTCAGTATTTGGAGAGTGTCAACTTTGTGTTGATTTCAAGAAAGTGCTTAAGACAATCTTAAATTTGTAATAATACTAAACGGAAAGAACAGGAATCGAACCTGCGAGGGCGTTAACCCCAGCCGCTTTCAAGGCGGTGTCCTCGACCAACCGGACTCTTTCCAAAATAAGTCCTCAACGGACTTCAAAATCTAATCGTCTAACTTTACGCTGACGACGTGCTTCTTGCCACTGAATATCTTCATTGGTAAGAACACCAGATTTTGTTTTTGCATGATAAGAGTTTAGCATAACAACATTAGATAAGTCAACTGCTGAGATCTTATCACCACGAATTGTTGCCATATTAGGGCAACCACATGATACAGTTTTACTATGATGCCCTTCAATCTCCTTACCACAGGAGCGACATCTGATTCTTAAATTTTCCATTTCTAATCAATCAATTAAATATCAGTATTATTGAATTTGAGGTTGTACAGGTTGTTCTTGTGGAGGTACTTCAGTTGCAACATCCTCTATAGACATTTTTTGAGATTTTTCGGTTATTGAACGCAACATCCATACAAACTTACCGTGAGATTCCATTAAATCTTGAAGAATATTTTCGGTTGAATATGACCTTTGTTCTCCAGCTGCTTCAGATGCTTCCGTTAAAAGTTCCAAAAAGATCAAATTATCTGCAAGAAGTCTTTTAACCATATCTTCCGCTTTCACAACTGGTTTGCCTGGAACAATTTGTTTTTGTCCAAGTTCATCAATTTGAACAATATCCGAACCTTGACCAACTGTAGAAACCTCTACAATTCTTGTAAGAGTTCCAACTGGGCGAATATTCAAAAATCTCATATGTTCTGCAAGACGATCAATCTCTGCAAACATATCCTCATACTGTTGACCAAACAAAGTATGAAGTTGTTGAAAATCAGTACCTATAACATTCCAATGAAAAACCCAAGTCTTATGAAATAAGACAAAAAGATTTGAATGAATATCACTTAATAATTTGTATAAACCTTCCATCTAACCAAATACTTTTGAAGTATTTATAATGGGCGATACTGGATTCGAACCAGTGACTTCACACTTGTAAGGAGCGCACTCTACCGCTGAGTTAATCGCCCGAAAAGTCAAGATTGACTCATCAGATATTCTACAGTATTTGCTACATCATTCATAGCATCACGAAGATTTTCTCTTTGACCTGACTCTTGTTTAATGATAGGTCTATGGTCGTCAGTCAAAGTCCAACGCCATTGATTCATATCCTTACAATACCAAAGATTAATTTTCATTTTTGGAATATTCCAGTTTAATCCAATTAATCAGGGCATTCAATTCCATCTTTTTTTCTTCAGTAAAATCAAATTGTTTATTGAAGAGATAAAAATCAAGTGCCTCAAGAGCAACCTGTCTATCACGTTGGGAAATAAGAGACATAAAACTCCTAACTCGTTACTTATAATACAATAAAAAAGGGGGTTTGTCAACCCCCAATTTACACTATGTAGTGATTATCAGAAGGCGTAACGAACTTTCAGTTCACCACCAAGAGCAAAGATTTCAGAATCAAAACTATGCTCACCTGCGACTTTGGCTTTGATAGAAACGCTTTCTCCTACAGGAAAAGTAGCACCGAGTTCGCCAACGGCAACTGCTTCGTTACCGAGACCAACATTATTCCACTCATAACCAGGACCAATCTCAGCAAAGAGAGTGATGCCACTATCAAGTTTCTGCTCATAACCAACACGCAGTTCAGTTTGAGCGCCAGTATAATCACCATCAACAATGGCACCAGTAGTCTTGCTTTCAACATAAGGGCCAGCAAATGCAGCCGAAGCAAGGAAAGGAGTTGCAGCAACAGCTGCGATTGCGGATTTAAACATAATAGTACCTCTATATTTTCTCGCAGAGTTTTCTGCGGATGTAAGGAGTTTCGACAAACTCCGTTTAATTCAGTGACTCAACGAGTATTTGAGGTTTCATCACTTGAATATATTTATTTTAACATTATCTTTAGGATTATGTCAAGGGGATGGTTAACCGAATTTTTTTATAAGCGAAATACGGGATTTGAACCCGTGACACCAACTTGGAAGGATGGGATGTTACCACTACACCAATTTCGCAAGATGGGGGATTTCTCCCCCAGCACTTCCTTTCACACGGATAAGGAAAGTATAAGACATAATGAGTATTATGTCAAGAGCCCCCAGCGAGGATTTGCACCCGCGACTATCGCTTACAAGGCGATTATTTTAACTGCTAAAACTATGGGGGCAGTAAAGTATTATAAGTAAATAAAATTTATTTGTCAAGAGATCGATGATAATCCTTTTTTGCTCTTTCTCTTCTTTCCACTCTACCATTTCCCATATTTTTTCCCTTATATGTAGGAGTTTGGGAATGGCAATTTGGACATAATAAAGAAAGATTAGTTTCAGAATTATTGTAAGCATTGCCATCAATATGCTCTAGTTCTAAAACTATTGGTTTATTCATCCAGTCAATAATTCCACAATTCCAACATCCAGACTTTTGTTCAGACAGATATCTTTTTATCAAAGTTTTTCCTGGATATATTCCAGCATCTTTCCACATAGAAAGACTTATTTGGGTTTTGCGTTTAGACTGACATTTTGCTCCACAATATGTGGATTTTTTTGATTTACACTCAACTCCACATACTATACATTTAGATTTTGTTTTTCCTCTTTTTTTGTTGTTATAAGAAGCAGAGCAACTAGAAGAGCAAAAAACATTTGTATGTCTTTTCTCATAAGGAACTATATTATTACATTCCTTACAATATTTTGGAGCATTTAAATACTTTTCAAGATATTTTTGTTTGGTATTTTTTGCCCACTCTTCCATTGCCTTTTTATGTCTATTAGAAGTTCCCATAAACTATATCAAGTGCTCATTATTATTTATAAAAAGGCAAACTCCGAGTGTCAGAATCGAACTGACCTATAACAAATTAACAGTTTGCTCCCACACCTTGTGGGTTACTCGGAATAAGTGTGCCGCTGGTCGGGAATCGAACCCGAACTCCAAGTGCATTGTCTGCCTGTCCTGACCACTAGACTACCAACGGAATGGTGGTAGGAGGGATCTCTATGTGCCGACAGAATCACCTTTACCTTCATCCAGCCACAGAATACTAGACCAGCGAGAGGGTTTGCACTTCCTACTTAATTGATGGAGTAAGCGTGATATACCTCATAAGGATATAACAGAGGCTTACCCTCTATCAATATTATATATGGAGATAAACTCCAAGCGTCTTGGGAGGGACTCGAACCCCCGACCAACTCATTAGAAGTGAGTGGCTCTATCCATCTGAGCTACCAAGACAACAAGACAATCGTAGATTGCCAATAGGACTGGAGGGAATTGAACCCTCTTCACACCGTTATAAGCAGTGGGCCTTAACCAATAGGCGACAGTCCCATAGACCTCCTGGTTTGTGCATCGTTGAGAGGCATAGGAGGGGCGGGTCTTACAGGAGGGTTGGAACCTCGCCTGCCCATGAGAGTATTATAGGGTCTTTGACCCAACTCGTCAAGCCGTTACTGCCTTACGAGCGTTCTTCTCTTCAGAAATCTCCAACCTACGTGCCTTGACGAGTTTAGAAATTTCCTGAAGGGCCTTACGAGCGCGTGTACCTGCTGCACCATTCCCATTAACAAACTTTTCATCTTCAGTTTGCCAAGTTTCAAATGCTTCGGTAATTTGTTGTACTGTAATTGACATAATGTACTCCATTAAAAATTTACTTCTATATGTATACAAGAAGGGGAGAGATAGTAATTCTCCCCAACTTTATTCTATTGTATCAAACTTCTACCGTGATCAGTCGGTTAGCATATTCATGGGCATAAGATGTACGGGCACCATGAATGCCCCAACCAATCCAACTATACGCATAGTTCATGTAACGATCAATAGATTTTCCAGGAGTTTTCATTCTATCTTTGATACGTTGCCATTGAACTTCATTTGTCAGATAACGAAGTTGCGTTTGAATGTCTGATGGAGAACCACCATACTTCTTAGCAAAATCACCCAATCCATGATA